CCTGCGCCACGGCTCCCACCGAGCCAGTTCCTTGTGCTTGCTGTGATAGGCGAAGGCAATGCCGGATATGTCACCGGCAACGATCTTGCCGAAATTCTCGTCACTCGGTATGGGCTTTCCAGTCTTGGATGTAGCCCTCCACAGTGTCACATTGTCCTCGCTCAGGTTCTTTGCGATGCGCGAGAGCGCGCCGGGAGCCAAGTAGTCGTCATCGTCGAGGTACATGATGTATCCACGGTCCACTCGGTCGGCCAGTGCGTTCAGGTAGAGGTTCGATGCCAAGAAGCCCTTGTAGTCGTCGCCATACGGCCTGCTCTTGGGCTTTGGCTCGGGCTCTACGGCCACCTTCTCGAAGCGGTATGGTACAAGGTACTTCCACGTTCGTTCGTTGTCGTATGATGCTATTACGCGCCAATTACGGTATCCTTGGGCCTCTATGCTGTCCCAAAGCCTCTTTAGCGACTGCTTGCGGTCGTGGCATCTGACCAGTATGTTGATGAGCGGTAGCTCGCGCACCCACTTGTCCGAGATGGTTCGCAGTAGGTCTTGGTAAGTGTGGACGACCTTGATGGCCGATCCACCGAAGTGTGAGGCAAGGATGCTGGGAGCCCCGTTCATCGTAACGAACCGCTCGCAGCCAGCGAATATCCGAAGCTGGCATTCGTTGTAGCTCAGGTCGGTATCCTCTACGATGTCGTGGATGACCCTGACCTGCGGGAACTCGCTTCGGATCATTTCGTAGTCTCCGAGGTCCATCGAGTGCGCGTTGTCTTCAAGGCTTTCCTCTCCACGGACGTTGAAGTAGACTACTGTGTACTTCTTGGACAGCATACCGAACATGGCCCTGAGCACGGGCAGGTCGAAGTAGTTGATCGGCGGCCTCCCCCATTCTGCGTTGAAGCGATTGTATATGACCACGGTGGGTTTATCGAAGCGAATGGCGAGCGGCGAGTAGTGCTCTTTGTATGGCGGCGGGATCCACTGCTCCTTGTTGAGCTTGGGCTTGTGGATCCATATGTTCGGTATCTCCTTCGCTGCTGCTGCCGTGTGCGCGAAGTCCCTTGGCGCGGGGTCGATCTGGTGATCGTGCGAGAAGAAGTAGAATGGCTCGCTGCCAGTACCGCTCACCGTACCCTCAAGCTCTCCTATCGTGTGGAGGTAGTAGGCATACGGGACGGTTGCAATGAGTTCGTACCCAAGCTCGGTGTTGTGAGATCTTACTACCATTGCCTACCTTTGCTTCAATGGTACCAGACTTCAGGCACAAGGACCCCGATCGCACTGAGATCAACGCTCAGACCGTGGTTCTTGAGGACATCATCGACGCCATAGCGATCGACACGAACAAGCACCTTGCCCGCTACGAGGTTACCTCGCTCAGTTCGGACTGCACGGTTACCATCCGAATGGGGCTCGACAAGATCATCCGATACACCGAGCTTCTCAAGAGGCGGCTGCGTGATCATCAGATGGCCGAGAATCGGAGGCTACGGGGTGGGTAACACCGTGCAGGTGGATGTGGATCGGCGGTAGCTGGGTCTGAGGCTGCGGTTGGTACTGCGGCTGCGGAAGCATTTCGGCTACTCGCGATAGCGCCTCATCGCGGGCCGGAGGCGGCAGGTCCGCGAACAGGTCCACAATAGCCCCGATCTTCATCCACGTATCGCAGTAGAATGCCTTCTTGAACTTGTCTGCGTCGGTGTGGCTCTCATCATAGAACGACAGGAAGTTGATGTCGTGGAGCTTGGCATAGTGCATGGCCTCCATCATCATGCCGTCAAGCTCCTTGATCGCTTCTGCTTTGTCGCTCATGGTTCGATGATCAGCTTTGGCTTCTCGGGCTCCTTGTCCGCGCCAGCGAACTCGCTCAGGCTCTTCTGAGCCTCCTCGATGAGGCCGGGATACTTGATGGCGATGTGCATCACCATGCTCTTCATCATGGCATGTGAGCAGTATGCAGCCTCTGTGAGCGTTCCCTCCTTCTCACCCTCTCCGAAGACGTAGATGTGTGTGCCGGTCGCCTTGGCGTGGCGGTGGATTTGGTCCGCTAGGATGGACAGTTTCTTGCGTGCCTGACGGCCCTTCTCGCGTTGCTTACGCGCCTCGGGAGTATCCAGTTGTTCAAGCTCCTGGATCTCCTCCTTGGTTGGTTCGCTCATCTCGGTTGAGTATGGGCCTAAAGATACGCCTTGTTCGGATATACCCCTTGGCGCTACGGACGAGACTTTTTCTGCACGCCTCACATTTCCACCGCTGGCACTTGCCGCACCACGTCACCTCTTTGGGCGTGTGATCGTTGTCGTTGATCACGCATACGTCGCAGGGGCGTAGGCCGGTCATCGGGTCTCAAGGTAGATGTTCAGGAAGCGTGGATCAGCAGCCCCGTCTCCATCCAGTCCGGCTACCGCTGCAATGATGTTGTCCTTGGCACCAGCGATGATCGGTATCCACGCGGTGCTGAGTAGCGTGTTCGTGGACGTGCCTATCGTTACCTCAACCTCGCTCGTCCCGATGGTCGTGTAGTCCGTTATGGTCGTTGAATAACCTGCTGTCTGCGTACGATACAGTAGCCTGATCTTGGCGTTGGTCGCACCTCCGACAGAACCCATGGTCACATGAAATTTCAGTTCGGTCTTCAGGGTGAGGTCCATTGGGACTATCCACCGGATCTGGCCGTTGAAGAATGTGAGCGCGGCTGGCATATTGAGCCAATCGACCACCGACGGAGGGAGGATGGCAACGGTATCAACCGACGTATTCTTGCCCTGATAGCGAGCATCGGCATCAGTAATGGTTGGAACATCAGAGGCACCGGTGCCAGTGTTGGCCGTAGCGGCTGTTCCGAGGCCCAATGTGGTACGTTGCGCGGCTGCATTGGCATCGTCCAGCAGGTCTCGTCCAGCCGAGGTTATATCACCCTCTGTGGGGGTCGCTCCACCGCCTCCGTACCAGTATTTGTCGGCGGCTGAGAAGCTCTGCTGTATATCCACGCGGCCAGTACTTGATGATGTGGCGATACCGGAAGAACCCAAAAGGTTCTTGAGGATGATCGGGGATACCCCAGCCCCGCTTTCGATCAGCCCGATCCCCGATCCTCCATCCTCCTCAATGATCTCAGACAAGTTGATGCCTGCGCTCTTGATGAGCTTTCCAGTGGCTCCGTCGAACAGCACGATGTCGTCATCCACGGATGAGACTGGACCAACCACATCGCCACCGCCTCCGGGCGTTCCGTTTGACGCCGCCGTGATGCGGCCCTTGCTGTCAACAGTGATGTCCGCATTGGTGTAAGAGCCAACGGAGACTCCTGTGGCTGAGAGCGTAGCAAGCTGGCTGCCGGAACCCGGCCCGGCCAGCACGTCGCCAGTAAGCTCCGTGATACCGCTTCCGCCTCCTCCGGTATCCACGAAGGCGATAGCCATGATGGAGTTGACGGCGAGCGTAGCTCCGGCGTAGGTGTTGTCCCACTCCTTGTGGTTCTCCACCAGACCGAGGGAGAAAGATGCTTTGTTGCCAGACTTGGTTTCGATATGGACCACGCCGGAGAACACTCCGGCAGCCTGCTGGAGATCCTCCACGTAGCAGCGCAGCAGGTCGTTACCTGCCACGAAGAACCGCTCGCGATCCCGCTGGATCGTGACCGAGTTGGAATCCACGGTGATCGTGGTTGGTTCTCCTATCCTTGGTTCCACGGGACGAAGGTAGTGAAAGCATAACCAAGACGTAGTGTGAGTTCATTCCTTCGTGAGTTCGGTTTCGATAATCGACCTAGCTTCGCTCTCTGAAGAGGCCACGCCAGTTGCCACTACCTGACAATCATTATCCACGGTCGCAACTATTGTCCATTTGAGCGTTGTCAGGTGATAGGCTCCGGTTTTACCACCCGGAGTCCATCCACGATCCAGCGATGCTACCGCGCACCCGGGGATACTATCCGTCCACCATCGAATGGACTTTCCGCTTTTCTCCATGATCCACGCAAAGGTAAGAACTTTTTCGCGCTCGCGTCAGCGTTGCTACATGATGGTATTCTGACGAAGGAAGAATACCAGAGTGTAGCAATCCCACCAAGGAGCGCTAGGTGGGGGCTACCGCCCCATGCTTCCGAACTCCTTGGTGGTAGCTTTGCTACACTCATTTCACTCCCTTCGGTCGTTCATTCATGTAGCAAAGGGGCTCCGCCCCTGCGTTTTTTGAAAAAACATTTTTTTATGTCCACTATCAGCTAGTGGACTTCTACCTGATCCAACCGTGGATTGAACGGAAGTCGGCCCGGTGGATACTCTGCCTATGGCTCCCAGCAGAGAAGCTGGTCGCCATCAACTACCGTCGGTGCGTGGATTGGGTGATATGTGTGGCGTCTGTGCCAAAAGGCGAAGGCCGGAGCTTTCGTTAGTCCTGCTTGGAGACCAATGACGCTGTTCCGGCCTTCTGAGGGCGTTGCCCCCTTGTCTTGTGGCGATTAAACGTCACTGTTCTCCAAGCTGTGGCAAACGTATGCGAAATTTCCGTAACCACCCAACCCAGCGGTGGATATTTTTTCAACGATGCCGATTGTGGGGGCATCACTTCCAAAAGGTGTCAGGGTAGCGGAAAGACCCCTGACGTGCCGCATTCATACGTGCCTCGTTGAAGCAGTTACCTGCCCTATGTCGGCTGCGGTCCTTCCTCGGTAGCGACCCGAGGCGGTTTTTGCCAACCACACGCCTAAGCCTTTCGGCGATTGCATGAAGCAGACCTTCAGCGCGGGCAGACAGAGTTCAGAGGGACCGGACGCCTTCACTTCCCGGCTATCACCCTGAGCCACGCGATCGCACCGGTGATCAACCCGGCTCCATGCGTGGCCTAGCGTACCCCACTGGGATAACCCCTGTAAGGCCCTCTTTACTGCTGTTGACAGGGAGATGCTGGCCGGGGCCGTTCTACCGCTACGTCCAAATACGCGCGGACTCTCGGCGACGTTGATTTGGGCGTCCGTCCTACGTAAGCCCGCACCACCTACCCTGTCAAGAAGATTGCTGAGGGGTGGGCAGTTCTGGCCCTTGGCTTGCGCCGTATGCCAACCGCTTTCCGGGGAACTCTCCGCACCACCTCGGCAACGTTTTCAAAGAACGAGAGGTTGTGGGGGCGGATCTACATGCCATATCCCAACAAGAACCAGCCTCCGCCCCCAACTCCCAAACCTCGATACAAATGTAATAACATTTTCTTACTCTCGCAAGTTGGTGGCAAGTTTTTATTTCCTCATCTTTGTGACATGGCGACAGAACCAACCTTCAAGAGGGGAGACCGCGTAATGACCCAGTACGGGCTTGGAGAAGTCACCGATGCGGGTGGACCCATGCTGAAGGTCCGCGTCGGCAACCACCTATTCTCCATCAAGAGGCGTTACGTGATCAAGGAGACCTTCGTTGGCTTCGTGCTGCGACCGGACGGTCTCGGCCTCATTCCATGGAAGATGGTGGCCGCATTGCTGGCATTCTTCTTTGCGGCATTCGTCGCTGCGTATGTTGCGGCTGGGCCGTTGTTCGCCATCCCAACACTGGTTGGCTGCTTCGTACTTTTGGGCATCCGTGTCATCAAGGACTGGAGATCCACCAATGCGAAAGACTGAAGCCGCCCTATCCAAGATCGCCATCGAGATACTTGAGGAAATGTACGACCACGCCACACCCCCGGCAAAGTACCCAACTGGCGTGGATTCCTACGAAGACCACTTCCTCTCCGCCGAGCAGCAGGATGACATCTTCAACCGAATGTGCAAGCTCAGGAAGGTATCCAAACCAGACCGCAGCAGGATGATGCTCACGGTCTGCGATCAGGCTCCATCCACCGTTCCTCTGTATTCGTCCAAAGACCGCATCCTGTAATGAACTCAGTGAGTACCTTTGAGCGTGCGAAAGCTCGCGGCCATAGCGGTTCTTCTGCCGATCCTATCCTTCGGACAGGGGTTGTTGAAATCCTACATCATGCAGGAGGACACGACGCGGGTATGCACCCTGACGGTACGCTCATACGAGAACTGGGACAACCCGGTGGATCACACCTTCAAGGTGGCCACGGCGACCTACCTCCTTCCGGGAGACTACTTGGTGCGCTACTACTTGGACACTACGTGGCTGCACGCCGAGTGGATCCACATCACGACCAAGTGGATGGTGATGGAGAAGACCATCTTCCCGGAGCCCATACCCCTGCACAAGGCCGTGTTCGTGCTACCAAAGAAGGGGGCCGTAGGAACATACATCAAGATGCGATGAGGCCAACAAGTCTTACGGACATCGTACTGAAACTATCGACCGCTGTGGTCGATGCAACGATCGAAGAGCATGTGCCCGACAGCAAGACAGCTAAAGGAACTCAGCGAACTCTCCGAGCTAAGGGAAGCACTGGAAAAGAAGCTGGAGGTATGCAACACGACCTCCCCAGCGGCAGCAGTGGGGAACCTGACGCTTGATCCCATGGTGGCCAACCACGGCTCGTCGTTCAGGACGAGGGCGGCTGGAGGTATCAGCCTATCCGGCTATCCTATCTACCGTGTGGATATGGACCTGCGTGGATTTCTCGTCGGCGAGGAGGCCGAGGTTCGCAAGTTCATCGGCTACCTCAACGCGAGTATCAAGATCCACGAGAAGTAGGCTTTTTGTTGCGCAGGTGGCAAAATGTTGCTACCTTTGTAGCCATGGATCCAACCACCAAGAAGTGTCATCGCGATGGCTGCGAGAACTTTCGCCATTCCAAGCACAACCAATACTGCCGTGGATGTCGCGCAGCCTATCAGAAGGCGCTCCGCGTAGCCAACGGACAGAACCCGGATACCATCACAAACGATGCTGGAGGGTTGCTCCGTGGGCGCCCCAAGCGCGAGCTTGACAAGGTGGTGCTCCACTTCCTTGAAAAAATCTCTGGCGTAAGTGTCGGAGAGTAACAAATAGTTCGTACCTTTGTGACCATGAACAACCACAAGCCCTTCTACTGCACGCCCGCCGACGAGTTCGAGTGGCGTCGTATCCTCGAATCTGCACAGGAGATCGGATACGATAATCCGCGACCAGACCTGTATCCGTATAGCGAGAACCAGCGCATCTGGTGGTGTAACAACAGCGTGACACCGATGCACAACTCGTTGAATGAATCCGCCACCTACCTGTCCGTGGATGAGTTCCTCAACAAGATACAGTAGCGCTACTTCGAGCGGCAGCTTCAACTGCTACGCGCAGACGTGGACTACATCATCGGATCTGGGGCAGGCGAAGAGGATTGATGGACAACGCGGCACTCGCCATCATAAAGCTCGTCCTGCTCATCTCGTCGAGCATGTTCATGCTGGTGTTCTTGGTGCAGTGCGCCTCGTTCGTCGGCATGATCGTCACGCCACTGAAGGGCGTGGATCGCGGAAGGGTGCAGTTGATCCTTCCGGTCATTTCCATCGCCTTGGCCTACCTATCAACACTGTTCTGAACAATGAGCGTACCGAATCACATCAGAGAAGCTGCTGCGAAGCTGGGTATTGTACCAGGGGCTACGGTGAACTTATCTACACAGTGACCACCATCCACGAGATACAACAGGTGCTTTGGCTGTCCACCCCACACGGTGACGGCCAAGCCCTGTTCTTGGTGGATTATGGCCCGCACCACAACATCATCTTCGTAGTGGCTCTGGAGGATGGCGGAGCCATCAAGCACTACGACTCCAATCAAGTAGCTATCTGCAAGAATCACACGCTGGATATACCGAGGTAGCCCCTACGGCATCACGGCAGCGATAGCCGCGACAGCCGTATTTGCCCCGCTCTGGTTATTCGCCCACCCGGACCCGTCCCCGGACTGCTGACCCATGAGCAGGTCCAGCCACCGGTTATCATTGAAGTGGAGCCGAACGTACCACTGCGGTACGTCGGTGGTCTGGGTGCTATTATCCGCCCCGTAGATCTTATTTGGCTGGACCTCAGCCGACACATCAACCACATTGGCTAGATTGACCACCTGCTGACTTCCATCGGTCAGGGTGAGCGTCATCAGTCCGGAGGTAAGTGCTATGACCATGTGATGCTGGTGTATTGCTCGGCAAAGCCGCTCACGACTACCGTGGTTGTGTAGAGCATGGGGCAAATATATGCCAAGGTGTTGAATATCAGGCACTTTGCATACCTTTGCGGGTATCGACCTGCACAAGGACATATCCCGCCAGACGGCTCAGATCCTCCTGCGCATGACCGAGGACGGGATCACCCCGTCCGCTCGGCATGAGCAGATGATCCGTTCCGCTGGCTACGGGAAAGAGCTTTCGGATGTTAAGTCAGAGGCCGTTGGCCACGGGTCGATAACCCCCGACACATCAGTTACTACCACCGCCCGACACCTGTGGCTGTTCGAGGTGCCGGTGGCCACGCAGGGCGATGACATTGGCAAGCCATTCGAGGGCTCCGCCTACTTCGACAAGATCCCGCAGGAGTGGAAGGATAAGTGGGCCGGAAAGGAGATCCTCCGTAGCCATTGGAGGCCGTCCGACCCTAGGCACATGGACGATGAGTTTTATCGGTTCATCGACAGCCACATCCCCCAGTTCAACGAACTCATTCCGTATGAGCCATTCTACCTCTACTGCGAGCAGGCTCGCCGGTGGTTGGAAGATAAGCGCACCATTTCGGATATTCCCGTACATGAGCGCCCAGAGTGGAAGCGTCGTGAGCTTGAGCGTATAGCCGACAACAAGCTCTACGGGCTCGACAAGTACGCCACCATCAAGGAGGACGGGTTCTTGGGTGGCCGTCGCCAGTTCAAGTCCTCGGCCCCTCACGCGGTAGTGGCCTACCTGATCGACCGTGGGAACCACTTCGACTTGGTGAAGGGCCGTCAGGCCGCTCTCACTTCGATGATGATGGCCGTGGCCGACCTGATGATGATCGTGACGCCATCGTTCACAGGCGTGTTCATGGTCCACAAGAAGGACGGCACCGGTAAGGGGCTGTTCCGGGACAAGCACCAGAGCACCCTCCAGCATTTCCCGTCGTGGATAACTCGTGAGATCGACGTGAGCAAGGGATTCTCCACGGAGAGCACCATCCTTGACTTCGACCCCGGAGACACGAAGGCCACGAAGGGCATGGACGTGTCAACCTTCCACCTACTGTCCGCAGAGGACAGCATGGTGGTGAACGGCAAGACCCCCACTCTGTCGCTGTTCGACGAGGCACAGAACATCCCAACCTACCAGAAGATCAAGGCCGAGATCGACCCCACCCTCTATCAATTCAACCCCTTCACCGGCAAGATGGATCTAGTTCGCCAGATCTGCGGATGGGGCACTGGGTCATCCAACAACACCGGCCAAGGAGCCTTCGAGAACGACTTTAAGGCCCTGCTGGAGTCATGGCAGGGTAGGCAGGACACCTCGGCGTGGGTGCCCCTGTTCTTTGACTGGACCTGCCGTCCGGGTATGACCCTTGAGTTCTACATGGAGCAGCGCCGGAAGTACCTGCGCGGTCAGACCGAGGAGACCAAGGGCCTCTCGCCAGCCGAGCGCCTCAGCCTATTCCACGCTCACTATCCTAGCAAGCCGGACGACGCCTTCATGTCCACGCACAAGACCCTTGTGCCCATGGAGCTTATCGTCAACCAGCAGCAGCGCATCGAGCAGATGTGCCACAAGGCCGGGCTACGCCCGACGCCGGGGCGCTTCATCCCGATCTTCGACGAGAGTGTAACACTTCAGGGGGACCTGCCATTCATGCACCCGGTTATCGGGGCTGAGTGGAAGCCACTGGCCAATGACGACATCGAGGCCCCGGTTCGCATGTTCATGCCTCCGGAGAAGATGTGGGCCAATCGCTACTTCCAAGGGACCGACCCCATCCAGAACGACGGTGGATTCTCTCGCTTCTCCAGCGTCATCTGGGACGCGGCTGGGAGACAGGTCGGCGTGGGGGAAGACGCACGTTTCATCCCAACGGTTGCCTGCGTGCTCAACTCACGTTCATACGACCCCACGGAACTGTTCATCCAGAACGCCCTGATGGGCATCTACTACCGTAACCACGGGCAGAAGGCGTGCAAGGAGCTTGTGGAGATCAACGCGGGCCACCGCTACGTGGACTTCAAGATCGGCCCGATATTCAATCTAAGGGAGACGCTGCTCACACGCCATCAGTTGCTTCCGCGCTACAAAACAGGCAACGCCACTAACCTGTACGGCATTGACCTGAAGGGCGGCAAGGGCTCGCGCAAGGAACTCCTCTACGGCGATGTCGTGGACCTCCTGCTGGGTAACTGGCACAACATCTGGTACTACGACATCTGGAGCCAGATCCGCTACATCTCCGTGGAGACCAAGCCGGATGGCTCTGTTGCTTGGGGCACCAAGAACAAGAACGTCTATAACGACGACATGGTTTACGCCATGGGCTACGCAGAACTCTGCTGCCGATGCGTGAACCAGCAGCCCGAATACATCTCTATCGACTCCCCGAAGATGATCACCAAGAGGGTCATCGTCCGGGACGCGAATCTCAACCCATGGTACCAGACAGTACAGATCCCGGCGAACTATTGATCACCACCGAACGCCTCGCACAGCTACAACTGTGGGAGCAGATGGTGGAGCGTCGCTATCTCATCTTCGCTCCTGACAAGAGCGGTCGGGACCTCCGTGCCCAATATCCGGAATTATTCGATTACCCGGAGTTCAAGAGCCACGTCATCAAGCCCTACGACGTGCTGTTCGTTTGGTGGTATGCCTGCGCAAGCTCGCCCATCTTCGACAGGCCGGACGCCGAGAGGCTGGAGGAGGCCGCGTACATGGCCTACCCAAGCGACCAGATGCGGGGATCGAAGATCGGTGAGTTCCGGACCAAGATGCCCGAGAACATCATAGCCGCGATCAACAGGATGCGGTCCTTCAACAAGGCTGCTCGCATCGAGACCTGCGTTCAGACCAAGATCGTTCGCGAGAACTGCACCGCCATGCTTGCGGCAGATGTTAGGAACATGAACTCTGACGAGAAGGAGGCATGGGCCAAGCGAGCCCCCGGCCTATACAAGCTCATGGAAGAGACCACCCGCTCAATCGAGCGCGGTGCGTTCGGAGTGACGGTCCAAGAAGACACCAACCTTGACGAGGCGGATGGAACGATTCGCGCATTCAGGCAGACAAGACGATGAACCAAGTATCCACATCCAATCGCGGGTTCCAATGGAACTTCATCCCGCTTGCCGTTGTCATGCCTCCCAGCATGACGGTCCCTGAGCGCGATAAGAACGAGGCGTACCACGCTACATGGACGCGCTTCTTCCTGTCCCGTCAGAACTCGCAGTGGATCAACTACTACCTGAACAACTACGTCACCAACCTCGACTATGCCATCGACAGCAAGTGGGGCGAGGAGAGTGACGTGAGAATGTATCTGGGCGACAAGGCCGCTCAGACCTCGCGCATTCCGTTCAAGTATCCCATCATCTCGCCCACCCTCACCCGGATGGTCGGGGCCGTGGATAACATCTCCATCGCGGCCAAGGCTCAGTCGGCCACCCAGCGATTCGCACAGACCCGCAAGGAGGACAAGTGGATGCAGGTGAAGACGATGATCATGGCGGCTCAGGCTGGCCCCATGATGACCGAGGCTTACTCGCAGGTAGGAGTAACACCGGACGAGACCAAGCAGGAGGGCCTATTCGACATGAGCTATCAGGACCACATCGAGCGTGGAGCCAACAGCCTCATGTCCATGCTCTTCGAGCGCAACAAGCTCGACGACACCAAGCGAACAGTGGCTGCGTACATGGCCCTGTCCGGCCTTGGTGCCATCCACAACTTCGTCAACGGGCAGAACATCGAGAGCGAGGTATGCGAGCCGCGAGAGGTCGGCTGGGACACCTCGGCCATGAAGCCAGATCTGAGCGACGGACAGTTCGTGTACCACTGCCCACTTATGGATGTGGGCGCAGTGGCGGAGCGTTGGCAGCCCAAGGCCGGGATCATCAAGGCGTTGGACCTATGGTCCCGCATCCTGCCGTATGGCGACAACTTCCAAGCCGGTTGGCCGCAGTCCCGTCCACGGGTGTTCACGCTCTATTGGAAGGACTTCAAGAAGGTCGATCGTGGATTCGTGATGAAGGACGGTGAGATCGAGTTCTGCACGATCAACGTGGAGGACCCGGACACCGGCGAGATCCTCTACACCGACGCGGACCTTATTGAGCCGCCGAAGAACAAGTTCACGATGGCGTGGACTGACGCCGAGCGCAAGAACAAGAAGCAGACGCGCTACATCCAGACCGTCCGCTATTGCTCCATGATCCCGTGGGAGTACCTGCCCGGTGGCTACACGAAGGGTGCGGCCTATGGGTCGAGTAACCTTCCGCCCAAGCCCCCTATGGACACCAACCTGCCGGACATCGGCATCGCCGGTGATGTCATTCTGGACTGGGGTGAGTACCCCCTTCAGGAGGCCGATCCGGATGACGTGTATTCCGTCCGCTTCCCAATCAAGTTCTCCACATGGAGGTATTTGGGTGGTCACATGGTGGCTCCGCTTACAGCAGCCATCGACCCTCAGCGATGGATGAACCAAGTCACCTCTGACGTAGCGTGGCGGATGCGCAAGGCCGGACACGTAGCCCCGCTGTTCGCCAACGAAGCCCTTGCTGGGTCGAACATGACCGAGCAGGATGTGACCAATGCAATGAAGGAGGGTGATCCCATCTTCGTCAACGCGGCAGCCCTCGGTGGCCTACCGCAGGCCACCGGTACGGTTGACACCTCCCCGAGCGCGGCTGTCTACAACATGATGGCCCAGCTTCCGCAGTTGAAGATGATCGCGGAAAGCTCGGTTAACGTTTATGAGGCCAACTCCGGCGCCCCGCAGGGTCCGGACCAGCTTGTGGGCACCCTCCAGCTACAACTCCAGCAGGCCGGTATCGCGCAGCAGCCGTTCTATGCGGCCATTGCCGACCTCTACAAGCAGCAGAACCAGTTCTATGCTCAGGCCGGGAAGCAGTTCTATGCCCGGATGCCGTGGATGCTCTCGCAGATGGTAGGAGAAGAGGACATGGAGGCCCTCATCGCCACCAAGGATATGCAGCTTGAGCAGTTCCGGGTGGAGATCAAGCTCTCGCCGGACGGCCAGCAGCTTCGCACGGTCACGGACCAGCAGATCATCCCAGCCCTCATGCAGCTTGGAATGCTCGATCCGGTCACTGCCGCACAGCTTATGGGTCAGTCCATCCCGGACGACGCCTACGCCGCCGCCCGCAAATACACCAAGCAGGCACAGCAGGCTCAGGCTCAGATGGCTCAGGACGCCCAGATGCAAGCGCAGCAGCGCGACATCGCGCTTGAGGAGGCGGCTATCCGTGACGAGGAGGCCGAGATGACCAAGCAGCAGACCGATGCCGAGTTGAAGATGGCGCAGCTAAACCAAAAGTCGCAGCAGCCTTTCAATCAGGCATCGGCAAGGTGGCTTGAGCCTGACGCCATGCAAATGGGTCAAGAGGGCATAATGCCCTAAAAATCAGTGAGTTAGTTGCATGGTTGCAAATCGTTTCTAACTTTGCGACCATGAATCCCACTGACACTCAGCAAGTTGAGACCCCGGTAGAGGTCCAACGGGACGCCATTGCGTCAATCTTTACACCCAACGTACGCCAAGCGCGTGCCGTTGAAACACAGGCGTCTACGACCGAAGAGGTCATGGACGCTAAGACGCCAGCAGAAACTGTAAAAGCCGAGCAGGCTGCTCCGGTACAGGCCGAACAGCCCGCTGTCGCAGATACCGCCAAAGCCGCTACCGTAGAGACGGTAGAGACCACGGCGCCAGCTTCGGATCCAACGATGGACGCCATCTTGGATACCTACGCAGGAAAGGCCGCTTCCGCCCCATCGTGGACCCCGGAGGCGGTTGCTGCTTTCAA